ACGAGCCGGCCGCCTGCCCTGCTACTTGGGCCATTTCCTGCAACTTTTCTTTCGCCAGTTCCTGCGCGCGCTTCAGGCGTGCTGGGTCGTTCTTGATTTCCGCTGCACGTTGCAATGTGCGCAAATCTTCTTCTCCTTCCCATTCGCGTTCACGCATTGCCATTGATGCCGATACCTTGTTCGTTTTTGTCATGTTGATCTCCTATTGAGTGATTACGCCGTCATTGCCCGGGGTTTGGATGCCTGCCTGCGCACCGTCTGTTTGCTGCAATGTTGGAAGTTCCTGCGGCATTGCGGCCGAGGCTGGTGCTGCAGGCGCTGGGATGTCCGCGTCTTGGCCGTTCTGGTCCTGATAGCCCGCACCTTGCAGGATCGCATCGGCAACAGGCCCCACGCCGGGCACCGTCGCTATGATCTGGCCAGCCTGCATCGCTGTGTACATCGCCGTCACCATCTGCGTCAGGCTGTCGGCATCTATCTTTTTGGACTGCGCTTCAAGTTGCGCGACCTTGGCTTTCAGCATCTGCAGTTGCGCCTCGGCTGTCTGCTTAATCAATTCCTGCTGCGCCTGTTCTTCCTGCGCTGCGGCCTGTTCAGCCTGCAACTGTTCCGGCGACTTCTCTTCGTCGTCTCCTCCCTCGCCGGTCAGCTTGCGGATGCGCTTCACAATCTCGTCCTTGCCTTGGATGTCAGAGAACTCAAACACCAGATCAAGCAGTTTTATCGCAAGTTCCGGCGGCATCTTGCCGACCATTTCCATCATCTGCTCGAACATCGCTTGGCGCATGCTTTCGCGGTAGTCCTGCTCATCCACGATGAAGTCGGCCTTGCTTTGTGTGATGTCGTTCAGGTATGAGCCATCTTCCTGCGGCTGGTTGACTTTGATCCAGTCGAACTTGCCCGCGCGCTTCCCGGCAATGCGGATCACCTTCGGCTTCGCGTAGTATTGTTCAGCCAGCGACAGCAAGTTCTCGCCGTCCAGTTGGAAGTTCAGCAGGTAGTTATCGAACACCTCGGAGGTAACGACACTGCCCTGTGTTTGGCGCGCCAGAATCGCCTTGCCGGACTGCGCATTGCTGCCACGGCCAAGGTTCTCGTCGGTGACACCCCCTGCATTGCGGATCGCGTTGCCGTCCCGGTCCATGAGCGCCATGTGGTCGTGGGCAAGTTGATTGTCATTCCCGATGGACAGATCCTTGCCGTACTTCTTGATGATGATGCCGTCCGGCCGAGCCGCCTCTTCGCGCAGTAGCTCCAAATCTTCGACCGCACCTTCGTCGGCAATGACGCGATTGGTGGACAGAATGAAGAGCGCCTTCGACGCGCGCTTGTTCAGGTCCTCCTGCGGATCTCGGATGTTGCGGACCAGACCATACGGCGAATTGTCACGGCCACGGCGATAACACCACATCGGCGTCAGGCTGAAACGGTTGTGCCTGTACGGGCTGACGCCATCGAACAGCACGCCAGCAGAACAAAACACCGTGACTTCCATGCGCATTTCAAGCGCGTCAAAGGTGGACACCACCCCGTCGCCGACAGCTGCCACATGCTCCGGGTTGTTCTTGTCGTACTGCTCACCATCGAACAGATCGCCGCGCAGCTTCTGCACCCTGACCGGCGTGCGCACCCATGCCTCAATAAGCTCCACACGCATCTTGCGGTTGGATGAGCCAGAGTTTGAGCCGATGCCGCCATACCGTGCATAAGAACTGATCGGTGTCTTGCCGCCCGCTCCCTGCGAGAGCGGCGTCCCAAGTAAGAAATCGTCGTACTGGCTGACGAAGGTATCCTGATCCAGCGCCGCTTCGCGCAGCAATCTCTCTCGTTCCTGGTACATGGCGATAGCCACGTCCAGATCGGCGACGCGGCGGCGGAACAGATAACGCGCATCGGAATAGTCCAGCTTGCGACTGTTGCTGTCATACCAGACGTTGCGCCACGACTCCTGCTGCGCATAGACAGGATCATCGTCGTTGTCGCCACGGATACCCGTCTCGGTCCATGACAGGCCGGAGATAGTGCTTTCTTTGAATGCCGCACTGCGCTCGAACGTCAGGCGGTTGATGTCGCTGATGTACTTGATCACCTCGCGCTTGACCGATGACAATCCCACGTCCTCTTCCCTGCGTGGCAGGATGTTGTAGTCGAACTTGGTGCGTCGTTCAGTGCCGATAACCCAATCTATTGTCGGCTTCACCTCGTTGTAAACCAGCGGCGCTTGGCCGCGCTCCATCAGCTCTTGCGCATCCTCTTCGGAGTATTGCAGGCCATCATAGAAGTCGTGGTCCAGCGCCATCTGGAAGCGCGATTCCGCCTGCGTGCTGCGCTCCTGCGCGAACCAGTCCTCCAGACGCTTGTGCTTATCAAGCACCTCCGGGCTGTCCAGCTTGTGCTTGGGTGCCTCATGCGGATCGACGGCTCCGCCTTCGGTGTATCTGGAATCCGGGTCGTGGACCTTCTTCGTCTGGATATTCTCGATGCGCTCCATCAGCCGTTGACCTCAAAAGTTTTGGATTGGCCGTTGATAGACAGGGTGGCTTCGCCAGCAAGTGCCTTCTGTGCCGCGTGTTCGACCATATCTTCCGGCTTGGGCGGCATCATCAGCAGGTCGTCCAGCCAGAGCAGGATGCAGTCGGCGATGCGAAGGATGGTGTGCTTGGTGTCATCCATGCCCATCACCCTTGAGGCCTTCATAGCCTGCAACATCAGGTAGCGTTCGTTGGTGTATTTGTATGCTGCGGATTCGCAGATGATGAAAGCGCCGGAAGTCATGCGCTTGATTGCCGGGAACAGGCACATTGCAGGCTCATCGTTCACATACTGGAAGGACGCGCAGATGTCGCCCTTGCGCCGAATGAACCTTGCTGTGCGACCACCTAATTCGACTGGCATGGATAATAGCAACCAAAATTATTGATTGCTGTTTCCTTCTACTTGTTTTTCGGCGTATGTCAAGCCGTGCGCCAGCTCCTAGCCTTGGTCTTTGTCTTGCGCACCGCATGTATGTTCAGCATGCCGCCGTCGAGCGCCTGCGCCCACTGCCTGAGTGCGTCCGGGCCTGCCGTCTGGGTGTGATCATTCACCGGTTCGTCGAGGTAGCGAGCCTGCTGCGGACTCCACCGCTTTCGGTAGTTATCCAAGCGCTTGATGCCCTGCTTGCAGTTCGTTTCGTCGATCCAGCACTGCGTAAACGCCGCGCGCGTCATCCCGATGCCGGTCGTGATGTTCGTGATCCTCGGCACGATCTCGATGTTGCGCACGCCCAACCCTTCCAGAATCTCCTTCACGGAGCGGTTGTCGTCACTCAGTCGCTTGTGTTCCGCATCGTGCGGCAGGAAATGCTTGCCGAATATGTAGCCGGTGTCCTGAAGTATCTTGACGTAGTGCCGCAGATCCTCCCCGAATTCCTCGTAATACCGGATGAAGCGATGCTCCAGCCCGACACGCTGATGGAACCAGATCGCGCAACCATCCGAATTGCCAATGTCCCAAAAGGTATTTACCGGCGCGTCAACCTCTGGCACGGTACATATCCGCCCAGCCTTGCGCATCACGGCCATCTGCGTCGCGTACCAGCATCCCTCGGTTGACTGCTGGAACGCCTCTTCCTGCGTGCTGGGGTACTCCTGCCACATACGCTCCGGGTTGTTCGGATAGTCCGCGTCGCGCGTCGCCACATACCATGCGCGCTGCCCGGCCCGGATGATGATGTCGCATGTCGCCTCGATCCTGTCGAAATACTCATGGTCCCGGTCGGTGATGATGACGCCTTCCGGGTTGATCGTGTATTCCGGGTTATCCCACCACGCATAGAAGTGCAGCCGGTAATCCTTGGGGTTGAGCGGCGCGCCCTGATCATCCTGCGCAATCGCGCGCTGCGTCATATCGAAGAACTCGCCCTCGGCCCCCTCGGCTGTGGACTCCACGACCAGCACGCCACTGGTCGGCACCGCCGGTATCGAGCCGGTCATCACCTCCTTGGCTTTGTCTGGGTACTTCGCGCATATCTTTCCGAATTCGGACACATGCAGCCGGTGCAGCGTGCCGGAGCGCATCGATGTCGCCACACGGACCGAGCTATTGTTGTGCGCGAACATCAGCTCCGACGCGCTATCCTTCGCAAGAGGCGCCCACATCCTGAACAATTCAGGCAGGTTCTCGTAGGCAAACTTCACCTTGTCCCGGAAGATGATCTCGGCCGCGTCCTTGTCCTGCGCGATGATGCCGCACCGGCTATTTGCCACCCACAGGGCGTGATCCAGCCAGATGATAGCGATGAGCGTCGTGAAGCCAAGCTGCCGCGCCTTCAGAATCACATTCCGATGGTGCATGCGCTTCATAAAGCGCCGCTGTGCCCGGTTGGGTTTGAAGGGGATTACCAGATCATCGCCTGGCTTGTCGCCCTTAATGATGATTTTGTACAGCTCGCCGGACGTGATCCGCCAGACTGGATCATCCAGCTTGTCGCCGTAAAGTTCTTTCAACTGCCGGAGTGAATCCTCCGAGGCAGTCAGGCTAATCGTCGTCATCGTCCTCTGCCGGGCCGCTGTTTATGGGCAGCGCCTTCCCGGAACACGCATTCAGGAACTCCCGCACAGGGTCGGACTTCTGGCTATTGTCCAGCTCATACAGGCCGAAATGCTTGAACAGCTTTTCGAGCGCCGCATTCTTGTCCGCCACCTTGTACTTCTTGGTGTAGCCGACAAACACGCGCTCTGCGCCGTAGCCCTCATACACCTCCTGGATGTCCACCGCCTGCACCGCTGCGGCCGTATCTGCATCAAGCTCATGGATCGGAATTGGCGCTCCGCCGTCGTCATACAGCCGCCGGATGTCGAACTTGGCGATCTTCATGGCCTCGCGTAGCACGTCGGCCTTGGACATCATGGCGCTGTTGGCTGCGCCGCTCTGTAACTCTTTCAACCTTACTGCAATCTTACTGTTGGCCAGCAGTTCGGACGCTCTAACATGAACGCCAGATTCTGTAGTCCCATTGGAGTCATACGCGCGCCTGTACGCCTCGCTTGCATTGCCCGTGTTGAAGTATTCGATGCAGAACCGCTCCTGCTTTGGCGTCAGTGTGGGGCGCTGGTCGAACGCGGTCCGTGCATCGTCGACATTCATGCAGGCTTCGGCATACGCCTCACCTGTCGGGAAGGTATCGCGATCTGGCGCTGGGTGCGCGGCACCATCCCGCAGTTCTTTTAACCTTGCGGTAATCTGGGGGTTGCGGTATGCGTTGGTTCACCTTACCGTCCCCCACCTTCGTCTTCTAATTCACCCCTGCCGCAGCAAAAACCCCAGCATTGGGATGCTTCGACTTCAATGCATCCAACACTGCAAATGCTGCGCCCGGGCTGTCGTAGTCATCTGACAGGCGGGTGTTTGGGATAACTTTGCCATCCGCTCCGATGAGCGCGATGCAGTAAGTGCTCTCGATTGGTTCGTCCTGTACGTCAATGAAACGGGCGGATTGCGATGTAGAATTGATACTAGTCATGATGCGTACCTCCTCAGTAGGTTGCGTTGTGGTCAGGCGGTCCGGGTGTTGACGCACCCTTGCCGCCGCTTTTACCTGATACCGTCAGGCGGCGGTGAACTCGCTCTAGGCAGCGATCAACTCCGCACGCTTCACTGTCTGCTTGAAGCTCTTGCGTGCTTGCCATAGATCGTATGTGGCTTGTTCTGCCAGCCACAGATCGGCGCGGCCACCATTCTCCGCACCCAGCCATTGTTCGATCCGTAGCGCCATTTCAGGCGATATTGCGGCGCGCCCATTCAGTACGCGCGATAGTGCCGCACGTGTCACGCCAAGCTGCGCGGCGGCATCAGTAACGGTTAATTCCAATGCGGGCAATACATCTTCCCGCAGGGTTTCGCCGGGGTGTGGAGGGTTGTGCATTCTGCTCATGTTCATGCTCCTGTCAGTGATAGTCCTGGTAATCCACCAGTACAGCGTCTGATCCTTCAAAGGTGAAGGTCATGCGCCAGTTCGCATTGACCCACACTGCATAATGCCCGGCCAGTTCGCCGATCAATGGGTGTAGCTTCCAGCCGGGGATGTTCATGTCCGCTGCGCTGCTGGCTTCATCCAGTCTCCGCAGTTGGCGCTGGAGTCTCGGCGCATGGCTGGGTTGTATGCCCGCCTTGCTGCCAGTCTCGAAGAACGCCTGCAGCCCTTTATGCCGGAACGTCTTAATCATGGGCGCAATGTATAGCGTAGCGTTTCACTTGTCAAGCAGCGGAGCCATGCAACTGAATGACTTCCGCTCCGGCCTTCAGCTTGTCCAGATAGTCTGCCCACACCTGCATCATCTTGCGGCGTTCGCCAAGATGGGCGGTGCGGTTGTATGCGCGCCCGTTCGGATCGCGCACGGCGTGCGCAAGCTGGTGTTCGATAAAGTCCGGACGCACCCCAAGCACCTCGTCAAGAATGGTGCGGGCCATCGCCCGGAAGCCGTGACCGCTCATCTCTTCCTTGGCAAAGCCCATGCGCCGCAAGGCGGCAAGAATCGCGTTATCGCTCATTGGTCGGCTGGTGGATCTCGCTCCTGGGAAAACATAGCGCCCTTCGCCGGTGAGTGGGTGCAACTCTCGCAGGATCGCCACGGCTTGCGCAGCCAGCGGGACAAGATGCGGTTCGCGCATCTTCATGCGCCCGGGAGGAATGTTCCACTCGGCCTTATCCAGATCGAACTCTGCCCATTCCGCCTTGCGCAGTTCGCCAGGGCGCACGAACACCAGCGGGGCGAGGCGCAGGGCGCACTTGGTAACGAACGCGCCCTGATAGTCATCCATGGCGCGGAGCAGCTCGCCAATCTTTTTCGGATCCGTGATCGAAGCGCGGTGCTGCGTCTCTACTGTTGCAAGCGCCCCCCGCAAATCGGCAGCCATGTCACGCTCCGCGCGGCCAGTTGCAATGGCATACCGGAATATCTGCCCAAAGTAATACCGCATCCTGTGTGCACTATCCACTGCCCCGCGCTCTTCGATACGCCGCAAGACCTTCAACAACTCGGGCGGCGTGATTTCAGCAATGGGGCGACTACCCAGCCAGGGAAAGGCATCCAGCTCCAGCCGCCGGATAATCTTGTCGGCATTCGACGCAGCCCAGCCCGGCAGCTTCTTGGCATACCACTCGCGCGCAACCACCTCGAAACTGTTTGCCGCGCGCTCAGTCTTCGCCGACTTGATCGCCTTGCGGTTCTCACTTGGATCAACGCCATCAGCCAGCAGCTTGCGTGCATCGTCGCGCCGTTCCCGTGCGGCCTTCAGACTCACCTCGGGGTAAGTCCCGAGAGACAGCAACTTTTCCTTACCCCCAAAACGGTACTTCAAACGCCACCACTTACCCCCGGCCGGGGAGATCAAGAGGAACATCCCCTTCTCGTCCGTCAGCTTGATAGGCTTGGTGCCGGGCTTTGCGTTCTTTATGGCGGTATCAGATAGGGGCATTGGGGTAACTCCCTTGCATTAGGCATGCGTTACCCCAGAAGCTACCCCCTATTACCCCCGGCTGTCAATGGAACGCAAAGGACATAAACGGACAACAAAAAGCCCGCAAAGCTATCAACTGTGCGGGCCTGCGTACTGCTTTGGACTTCTCTGGACTACCAATTGGTAGGCGCGATTGGACTCGAACCAACGACCCCCACCATGTCAAGGTGGTGCTCTAACCAGCTGAGCTACGC